ATGTTTACAAATAAGAAATTAATTCGATTTGGTTTATCGTTATTTGTATTTTTAGGGATAATTAATTTTACAATCAGCTATTTCCAAACATATCTTGAAACAGCAGCAGATATTAAATGGGTAATTCCAGAAATTTGGAAAACTATTTTGCTAGATGTTCCTCAAGGGATACTTGTTCTTTTAGGCGCAATTGCTTTATATGATTTCACAAAAGAGGCATCAAAAAAAGACGCATCAATCTAAATGTGTCTTTTTTCAATTAGCAATTTCATATAGAGATTTGCTGGAGAAATAGAATGAAAAGCCCTAATTAGGGCTTTTTTTGTTGGAATTTCTTAACCGTCATAGAAACTGGTCACTTGGAGGTGTTATAGCGAAAGCCATTTACAGTACAGAAAAATCTAAGCAGCAGACGGAAATATATAGGATATGGATCATAATTATTGAGAAATTAATTGAACTTAGTAAGTATGAAGATATGACGCTAGAATTCATATTTTTTAATTTTTATTTATCTCGCTATTTGCCGGGCAGTAAGCCCCCCACCTCAAAATTCAGCGGAAGCAAAGAAGTTAGGTAGGGGATGAACAAAACCCCACTGATTAAATTTTCACTTTATAAAAATGAGCCCATAGTAAAAATAGGTATATGAACAAGGTGCATCATCTAGTGATAAGTCATACTTTGTTGGTGTACGTATTGAACTTAGTTTATAGCGCTATTTCTACTTAGATGTAACGAACAGGAATATAGGGAAGTATTGATGAGGTTGTATTTTATAAACGGAGGTTATGAAAATGAATCAGTTTCAACAAGAACTACAAGCGTTAAGCCTTAATGATTACCGGTCTGGAAATATTGTCTATTGGGACCAGCAAAACCAATATCCGTATTACTATATTGAAGATGCTGCTCGTCGCTGTGGCGGTTGTGGTCGTTGTGGCGGTTGTGGTGGAGGTCGTTGTGGCGGCTTCCGTTGTGGTGGCTTCCGTTGTATTGGTTGCTTCGGTTGTTTTGGTTGTGGAGGTTGTGGCGGCTGTGGTGGTTGCTCTAACTGTTTTGATGGTTTTACTGATACTACCGGTACTATTGTAACGTATGAATATTGATAACATCTATCTTGCTAGTTGCGGGTAGTAACATCCCCAAAAAAATTCAGTGAGAGCAAAGAGAAGTTAGGTGGCGGACTGCCCATAAAATCCCGATTGGTGAGAGCTGATTAAATTTTCACTTTATCAATTAAAAAACATTAGTTATATATGTACGTGCCGACAAAGAATATAGCCATTATTCATGGATATATTCAATCATTCAAGTAAAAGAGTAATAATAAGATATATAGATGTAATCAAGATGTGATGGATAAAGCAATGACTAGATTTAAAATCTAATCATTGTTTTTTTCTTATGGTTTTATCATTAAATATCTGTCTAGTTTGGGCATTGCTTCCTTCTAGCTAATGATTTTATTACAACCGTGTAAGGTTAATGTAATGTTAATCGATAGTAAAATAAGTTGCTTGAGTGTATTTTAAATAAGATTAAAAAGTACTGTTTATCTATAAAATAATTGGGTAAATAATATGTAATTAGGAAGTGTATGAATATGGTTGAACTAAAATCTATTTTCCATTCGTATAAACTAAAGAGAAAAATAGCTAAAGATTTATACGGAAAAAGAGATGAATTATCACTGTTATTAAATGAATTTAATAATATGAAATGTACAGTAACATCTGAAAAGAAGAAAAACAATATGTTATCTCGTTTGCAACTAATTTATGAAAATATGAAATTAGATAAGCAGTATCCTCTATCAGTTTCTTTTGATAGTAAATTATTGGAGCGATTAGAAAAAGAATCTCTACATACTATTGAGGATGGTGTAACATGTCTACATTTAATGTTAGATATGAATTATGAAAAAATAAAACAATATGGGTCGGGTACAAGTAGGTCATTCGTTCCATTATCGCAGTCTTCTATTTGTCTCGCTGATTGTATTTGTTTAACAGGATTTGTAGTAGGTTTACTAGGAGCAATTTCATTTGGAGCATTACTGTTATCTATATGTTCAGTCACATAACGCTTAATATTTGTAAAGAGAGCACCGATTTAAGGTGTTTTTTTAGTTTTTTGTAAATTTATTGTAAATGATAAGTACAATATACCAAGTGAATTGTATAATTCAAATGTATTAAAATATAAATGTAAGGGGTGCTGTATATGATAATTACTTTTAATTTTTAAAAGAGTCATTTTGATAATGTTTTGTTTAGATAAATAGTTTTTACTTTTCTTTTAAATACTTCGTTTAAATGAATTAGATTAAGTAATTATTGTTCTAGCTTTTTGATAATCAAGACAATCGAAGAAAGGAATCATTTTATGAAAAAATTAAGGCTGTTAACATTTGAAAATATAGTAGAACCCCTTTTAAATGAAGAGGTATCATTTATATACTTTCCTATTGAATGGCTGGACATCGTAGAGATACATTATAAGACGTTTTTATTAACGAGTAAGTTGAAACGTTTGAATAAAAGATTATATGATATGTTTTCGGATATATTGTTTATTCAGCATAATCCGTACGTATTAAATGAAAATATACCATGGATTGTATCAAAAGAACCTATTAAACAAGAGCAACTCGATTATATTTTTCAAAGTTGGTATGAGATTATTCATGATTGGAAGCCAAATAGATTAGTAGAACCACCAAAATATGAATGGCAATCCGATTTGATTTCTAATTTGCCAGTACTACATGATAATGAAACGTATTCTAAGTGGGTACCCGCTTTAATCTCACATATTTTTTGTGAGCGTCCTATATATTTAGAAAATACAAATGAAGAAGAAATCTATTTTTCTCCTCTTAGATCACAAAATATTTGTGAGGCGATGTCAGAGCCGATAAAAGATGAAAAAACACAAGATTTTTTCTCCTATGTATATCGATTCCAATGCATAACCCGTGGTGGTGAGAAGGCTCCATTATTAAATATTTCAATAGGGATTCGGAGATTTTATCAAGAATATAAGATGATAGGTCAAACAAACCTTGATATGACAACATTTGTTTGACTTTTTTTGATAAAATGCAAACATTTTGCAAACATAGGTTATCCAAAGATACTTTTACCGAAGTTTTTAACTGCTTCTTCCTGCATATTCGGTAAAACATGAGAATAGACACTTAATGTCATTGAAATATCTGTATGACCTAATCGCTCACTGATGATTTTAGGGTTAACTCCTTGTTTCAATAGTAGAGTTGCGTGTGTATGTCTTAAATCATGGAATTTAATTTCTTTTATACCTACTTTGTGTGTCATCCTAATGAAACTTTTTCTGAAATGTGCTCTTTTTATTATTCTTCCAAACTCATTACAATTTATTAAATCTTGATCTAGATAAGCAGAACCAAACCTTAATTTCTCTTTATTGATTAAAATTTTATGTTTTTTTAAGGCTTCTATTGTTTCATTAGGTACAGGAATTGTGCGTTTTGATGAATTTGTTTTTGCAGTTTTTTTGATTTTATTGTCATGACCAGATGTTTGATTTATTGTAACAGTATGTTTTTCAAAATCAATGTCCTGCCATCGTAAACCTAGAACTTCTCCTAGACGCATACCTGTAGTTATTGCAAGTAGATATCCAATGTGATATCGTGATTCTTGTGAATGAGCTAAAAACTTTTTTACTTCTTCCTCTGTCCAAGTCTGGATAGGGGGTTTTTCTTTTTTAGGTATCTCAGCAAAATCTGCTGGATTTCGAGAAATAATATTTTGTTTTACAGCTAGGTTTAAAGCGCTCTTTAAAATTCTATGCATAAGCAGAATAGAATTGTTTGCAATCCCTTTATCTATCGCAGTCTTATAGCATTTTTGAATGTGTATAACATTTAATTTATGGAGCGCGACCATTCCTATACTAGGTATAACATGTTGGTTGATAAATGCCCTATAGCCAGCAAAGGTACTCTTTTCTATGCTTATACTTTTAATTTCTAGCCAATGATTTAGGTAGTCTTTTAGCGTAACTTTAGATGGCTCTATAAAAGTTCCTTCATTCAATTCTGTAATCTTCTTTGCTACATCGGCCTGTGCTTCTTTTTTTGTCTTATATCCAGAAAACCACTTCTGTCTTCTTTTTCCTGTCTCTGGATCAGGACCGATATCAATAACGATGCAATATTTATTTCCTCTTTTTCGAATATGTCCTTTCACTTAAAACACTCCTTCATTTTGTTTTGAATCATGTTGTATAAGCCTAGTTGTAATTTTGTTGCTATGAAAATTACCTGTTTGGACATATCAGCGATGGGTATATTTTACCATATTTAGATTGTTATTAAGGGATAAAAAAAGAGCCATAGGGCCTCTTTTTTGCTATATTTATGGAAATAAAATTAAATGCATTTGATAAATAGCTGCAATAGTACATGTGATGTGGTTGTTAAAATACTAGCTAACCATTATATATATTATATTAAGTTTAATGAGTGGAAGAGATATTATTATCCAATATAAAAGAATACTTTGTTATATTAATTATTAAACTTTCTCAATAATTTTCAGATTAGCAAATGAATAAAATTCTTAATTTTTGTGATATTATGAAAATAACTAAAAAATGGACATAAAAAAAGACCCATGACTGTGTAAGTGGTGCTGCAACACCCCTACACCGTCTCCCTAACCACAGTAGGGAAAACAACTGTCATAAGTCTTCGTACATTAGTATAACACACAACCTAGATATAATGACACGTTTCTCTTAAATGTAAAAACTAGGGATGACGTGTCTTTTGTCCATAAGGAGGACAAAGATTGTGCAAGTTTTATTGGATTTTAACGATATGCAAGAAAGTCTAAAATTATCCGGTTATACAAATAGGAAGTTAGCGATACGTTTTAAAGTAACACACACAACTGTAAATAGTTATTTTAATAAAAAGGGTAAATTTGATTTTATGCACTTTGTGGATGCACTTAGGTTATATAAGCCTAAAGATATTAAGTTTAGAAGAAACTGCATCAAAGAGTGTATACCAACACTTTCACACAAAAATTTAAAATTGGCATTAGAAGTGTTAGATATGTTTGGAGAATATGAACTTCAAGATATGATTATGCAACAGATAAATAAATTTAAGAGCAACCAATCAGAGACCGAAAAAGAAATGAAAAAAGGTATTTCGAAAACAGTACGAATAAACTTAAACTTGGTTCCTTTATACCAAACATTGCGAGAAAGAAGTGAAAATACGATTACACCTAAGGTGTTCTTTGAGAAAGTTGAAAAAATGAGAAAAAATCAAAAATATATTGATAATGAACTTGTAATAATGTTGATTCTAAACACAATATATTCTTTTTTTGATTTAGGTAATTACAAGATGGTAAATGAATATATTCAACAATTATTACCTGATATTATAAAAATTAAATGTCGCTCTTTAAGAGATTCATTTTTGTTAAGAATAAAAGAAATGGAGATTTTTGTGAATCTTCACGAAAATAAGTTAAGAGAATCTCGTCAACAATGTTTTGATATAATAAACGATGAGACGAATTGTTATGTCAGTACTAAGGCGGTAGCGTATTGTAAAATTGGAGAAAGTTATGTTTTCTCCGATTATCAGAAAGCTAAAGAGTACATGGAAAAGTCACTAAAAGCTATTGGTGATCCACCTAATAAGAAACTAGAATTAAGGAGAGAAAAAGTCCTTAATACACTTTTGTTTTTAAGGATATACCATAAGAGAGATTTACATACTATTAACTTTGATGATTTAGATGAAGCCGAGAGAGCGTTTTTATATGTAAGGTTAGGCGAGAATGAAAAAGCAATTAGAATTTTACAGACCTTAAAAATTAACAACGGTTATCTTAGTAGTTTTCAATTGTATTATATGGGGCTCGCGGTTGGAGGCAAAGAAGGAAAAAGATACTTAGAACTATCCCTTGAAAGTTTTTCTAAATCAGGTGATTTCTTCTATATGTTTCTACCAAAAGAAGCATTGGAATGTTATAATTAAACTATACATAAAAGGTGGTGAAGCACTTGAAAAATAAGTTTGTAAAAGTAGTGTTATCTATTGTAGTTGTAGCTTGTTTTTCTATCACAACTTTTCAAGTGACAGAAAAAGATAAAGTACAAAGCGCTAAAGAACAAAAAACAATTCTATACATGATTGATCCAGGTCCCGGAGGCGGATAATTATATAAATACAAGAAATGACACTATCTATTAGATAGTGTCATTTCTGCTTTAAAGGGAATGGAAACATTTTGACTGGAACGACAAAAACTTTCCACTTTTAGAAAGTTCACGTATAAATAACAGGATGCAAGGGGGAACTAGTGGTGACAAAAGAAGAAATTGTAATGCTATTCTTAGATACAGTAAAGGAATTCGCTCCTGAAAAATTAGATGAATATATTGCAGAGATTAAAAAAAATAGCCTATCCTAATTCGAGAGGCTATTTTTCCATTTTCTTATGATGTTTATTCAGAGCTTGAGCGATAGCTAACATCTGGTCTAATGCCATATCTTCTTTATCTTTTGGAAGAGGTTCTAGCCATGCCATAATTTCTTTAAATTTCTCGTATTTATTATCATCCTTGTTTGCTTCGTTATTTTCTCCATATAAGTAGTTCACAGGAACGGCAAATCTTTTCGCTATTTTTTCTATTGTCTCACGACTCGGGAAGGCTTTTCCATTTTCGAATTTTGAAACGGTACCCTTAGTAAGATCTACTTCTTTACCAAATTGTTCTTGGTTCATTTTATGTTCTAAACGAATTTGTTTTATTCTATCTTTCATATCCATAAAAAAACTCCCCTTATTAAGACTTTTCGATAATCCTAAATCCTATTAAGTTTATTATAAAGTTTCCTGACAAGAAACGTAAAGAACAAAAAAGTTTCCTATTCTGAAATTTTTTATAAAAAACACTTGAAGTTTCATGTAATGAAACATATAATGAACTTGTAAGCATCAGAAGGGAGTGATCAGATGCAAACCGATACACCTAAAACAGAACTTCAAAAAGCATTTGAAGAATCTGGACTTAAATATCATGAACTAGCTAAAAGGGTAGGGATATCGAAGTCATACTGCTATAAAATAATCAATTGGAATTTAAGGGTTTACTATGATGTGGCAGTTAATATATCTAAAGTATTGGGAAAGGAAACAACTATATTATTTAAGGAACAAGAAAAAAATTTTAAACAATAAGTTTCATTGTGTGAAACTTATTCAAGAGGAGTGAAAGAAAATGGGTTTAGAACAATTTATTAAAGAATCTATTCGTGAAATTGTAAGAGAGGAAATCAGATTAGCAATAGCTGACTTACAACAACAATCACAACCAAATAAGGTTATGCGAGTGAAAGAAGCCGCAGCTTATCTCAACATTGCGGTTTGCAGAATGTATGAATTAGCAAATCACCCTAGGTTTCCAGTAATAAGAGAAGGGCGTAAACTACTTTTTCTGCAAAAGGATTTAGAAGCTTGGCTTGAGGCACAAAAGGAGGTGATTTAGTGGAAGATACAACATCATTAGTTATATTCTCAATGTTTATCGTATGTAGTGCATGGTTGCTTTACATTACTTACGAACCAATAAAACAATGGGCTTGGAGTGACGTAGAACAAAATAAAAAGACCCACGGCAATGGGTCCTTTTCTAAAAAATAAGTTGTTCTAAGTATACCACGGAAAGTAGGGAAATAGTACATGGATTTAATCGAATATCAAGTGCTAGTACCTAATAAGTTTTGGGACTTAGCAAAAAGAAAAGATGAATTAAAACAGATGATACAGCAGTATTTCAGTGTTTGTTATCCGCATTATAGAATCCAAAGAATTATCAAAAGCGGACAAACATATATTGCAATTTGTACTAGGAGGTAAAAAGATGGCGATATTTAGACAAGTACACACTTCATTTTGGAATGATGTGAAAGTGCAAGAAGATTTCACACCAGAAGATAAGTACTTTTTCTTATATTTATTAACTAATCCACAAACTAAACAAATTGGTGTGTATCAAATAACAAAAAAACAAATGGCTTTTGAAACAGGTTATTCGCATGAAACTATAAAGGCTTTGATGCAACGTTTCGAAGACTATCACAAGATAATAAAATACGATAATGAAACCAGAGAGTTAGTCATTTTTAATTGGGGAAAATACAACCTAAAAAAAGCTGGAAAACCAGTTGAAGATTTAATTAAGAAAGAATTAAAAGAAGTGAAAAATATATCTTTGTTGATTCCAATCTGCAAACATATAGAGCAAAAGTCCATAAAAAAGCTAATTGAAACGTTTATTCACGACTCGTATAACGATACGTTAACGAACCGTGGCACGATAGGGGGACAAGAACAAGAAAAAGAACAAGAAAAAGAAAAAGAAATAGAAAAAGAAAAAGAAATAGAAAAAGAAGGACCTTTAGTAGTAGAAAATCTCGCAATCGATTTTTATATGAAAAATTTCGGACATATCTCTCCATTCATGGGAGAAGAAATTAATCAATGGATAGATGAACTTAATCAATCGTTAGTAGTGGAAGCAATGAAAATTACTTTAGAAAACAATAAACGTAATTGGTCTTATACAAAAGGAATTTTAAAAGATTGGCACCAACAAGGCTTTAAAACAATTCAAGATGTAGAAGTAGCACAAGCATCATTTCGAAGACAACAACAAAGCAGAAAACGTACTGGTAAAGGTTATGCTAATCGAACTGAAGTTGTACCAGATTGGTTACATCAACAGAAAGAAATTAAACCAGTGCAACAACAACCACAGCAAGCTTCAAACGAGGATCTCAAGGATAATAAGAAACGTTTGGATGAGATTCTAATTAAATATAAAAATACTAAAGGGGAGTAAGGTATGAAAAACACAGGTGTTGCAAGAAAAGTCGATGAGCTAGGTCGCGTAGTAATTCCGATAGAGTTACGCAGAACTTTAGGGATTGCCGAAGGAACGGCACTAGATTTTCATATCGATGGTGAAAACATTGTTTTAAGAAAACATGAAAAGTCATGCTTTGTAACCGGTGAAATTTCTGAAACCAACATAGAGTTGCTAGGTGGCCGAATGTTTTTGAGTAAGGAAGGGGTAATTGAATTACTGAATCTTATTCAGAAGAGTGGGCTGGCACATGCCTAAGCAACTAAACATTTTCGATGTAGATCCAGCAATTTGTGAGTTCGATGTAATGAAAGCCAATGTTAAGAAAGGAAATGGACGCGTTACATATGCAGATGTACGTGTCCAAGTTCCTAAGAATGCAAAGTGTACGGATGAATTACCACGCACAACTAAACAAGATGATCGCTATGACATCTTTGAGCAATATGTAATGGCAATATGGAGATTTCAAAGAGCTGTAGATAAGTTTTTCAATTGGGATACAGCTGAAGAATTGTGTAAGGCAGCAAGGGATAAAAAAGAAATAATTCCGGTAAGGGTTTATTTAGGAAGTGGCTTTAAACCTAATGTTGTTGAGTACATGAGGTAGTAAAAGGGAGATGGGCATATGAAAAAAGTAGAAATTGATGTTAGTAACAACAAGCTTTTAATAGTAAAGGATGGAAATGTTACAGCATTCAATCCACCGGAGAGTGGTTTTGGTGAACAAGTTGCTGTTTGGATAAACGGTAAAGTTGATCGTGTAGATACTAAGTTTACTGAAAAGGTAAAATAATTATTTTTAGAAAGTAGGTTCGCTTATGAGTGTAGCGAGAAATCATGAAGCGATGAAGGAATCACGGTTGAAGGTATACATCGCTTTAGAAGAAGCTAACTTCATTTGGGATGAAAGAGATGTAGTTCGTTTTCGTAAAATGTGGAGTCAAGGTATGAGTTTGCCGAAGATGGCAAAAGCATTAAGGAGACATCAAGCGGAGGTTGCTCTCCTTGTAATAGATCAGGCTGATAAGTATTTAATTGAAAATCGTCCGATAGGATTAGGAATTTGCTAAATAGGAAGGGGAAATCAAAAATGAACATTATGGAAAATGGTGTATTAGAAGCAACTAAATTAATGAGTGAAGTAAAAAATGAGGGTCAAGTTATAAATGAAGCTACAGTTTTTCAGATTGCAAGTATCTTATCGATTGATGAATTAAATGATTATCAGGAAGCAACTTTACGAACTTGGAATAACAAAACTGATTTTGGAGGACGAGTTTCAAATGCAGCTTTAGGACTTACAGGCGAAGCTGGTGAAGTTGCCGATATTGTTAAAAAAGCAATTTATCACGGACATGGTTTTCAACCATCGCATTGTCCAGGAGAAGAGGACGGAAACACTTATAAGTTAGCCTTAGAGCTTGGAGATATTCTTTATTATTTATCAATTATGGCGCATGAACTGGGATATACGTTACAAGATATTGCTGAAATGAATATTGCAAAATTAGCTAAAAGATATCCAGATGGTTTTAGTCGAGAAGCAAGTCAAGCACGTGTAGATGTAAAGTAAGACAAAATTTGAAATTTGTATAAAAAACGAAATATAAAATTGTGGCCATTAAAAATTCGAAAGCAAAATACGAACGAAATCATCAACTTTAATCCTTATATATTCGTAGTTTGGAAAGATGGCGTGAAAATGAAAAGTAAAGATTATCAAAAAGGATATTTGCGAGGGCAATTAGATGAGGCGGAAATTACTTATAAAAATATAGTTTCAATTATGGATGACATGATTGAAGATCCAACTAAATTCACTTTGGAGTGGATCAGTGAGCTAGAAAAGTTTTTAAAGAAGCATGGCAGATTATAAAACAAGACAAAAGCGTTATTATATAGTGATGCAAAAAGAGTACATATCGAATATGTACTCTTGAAAAAGGGAAGTGTAAATAAGTTATGAAACACTATACTACAACATATGCTTGTCTCATTTAAAAGTGCAAGGAATATGATAAAATAGTTATTGTATTGAAGAAAAAACATGCACAAAAAATGTGCATGTAAAATAAAAAGCTATGTCTTGTCTATTTAAATATATGCTTTGTTTATATAAACCGTGATTATGTTTGAGCAAAATGGTTATTTATTAGCAAATATAAAGAGCGTTTTTTTAAACGCTCTATGACCAAAACTAATATTGAAAATGAATGCCACATGATATTTTGTGTATGTTTTTATTGAATGTGCAGTTTTTATACAAAAACGATATTGCGTTATGAAAAATAAAAAGGACAGTTAGTTACACTAATTGTCCTATGCATAAGAAGAATTCGATGGCTATTCATCTTGCACTTTGATGTATCTATAGTATTAACATATTTTCAAAAGTTATTCTTTAAACTAAGAAACAGCTAGCTAAAAGCTAACTGCTTAGTCCCAAGGAAGAGGAACGGTTTATTAGGTCTAAGGTTGAAATAAGGGTTTTAGATGTTAAGACCTAAATATAGTATGGATTTCACTTTAGAAATTATGCATATAAATTTTATTCTTGCAGAAATGGTTAAAATACAAAGCAGCTAGTTCAGTGAACTAACTGCTTTGCGATCTAAAAGAACAATACACATACACGCTATGTTTTGTAACTTAAGATTACAGTTATAGTATAAACAGTATTGTAGAATATATATAAAATGAAAACTTTTGTTAGCACAACGAAGCAGTCAGCTTAATTTGCTAACTACTCGTTGTATAAAGGAAATTAGGCCCTACAAGTACAGATATGTAACTTGAAGTTACAGTTATAGTATAAACGTAATTGGAAATGTTATTCGGGAGTAAAAAGGAACCTGAATTTTATTTTGTAACAAAAACTTAGTCAAAGAGCAATGTATATAAGTGCCCTTTGACTAAGCTTTTATGAAATGAAGTTTGAATACCTTTTCAATATTAAGGTATGACAAAAATGCTTCGTTGGTGAAGCCGATATAAAAAAGAGTGCTCGTTTACGGCGCTCTAAAGATAGGAGGTAACTAATTCTGTGAACATAACGAACTTACTAACAATGTATGTTGTATGCAAAAAATAAGAACAAAAAAGCTAACTGCTCCAATCTTAAAGAAATATTAACTGAAATGTCTTAGAAGTTTCTGTACTTAAAGTATATTTAGTGTATTAAAAAAGAATTCTTCGAAAAATTTCTTTTCTCGGAGTAAATATTCAATGATATTATTTAAGGTTTTAAGAAATTTTATTGGAAATTGTTCAAAAAAGTATACAGATTTCATATAAAATTGTTGAAATAAAAAAGAGCACCATTATATGGTACTCTTTTATGAATCAGTACACCATTTAAATATTGTTGATGTTTGTGAGTCATGAACAATTAAATGGTTTAACAAGTAAGGATTCAAGATAATGTATGTAAGATGAGTATAAGTTGTTACAAAGAAATAAAAATTAGTCAGCAAAAGCAAAATGATTAGCTCTTAATGGAAAATGAAATGCATTATTAGAAACTCATGATATAAACAACTAGGTTGTGAAGATTAAACTTTTTCAAAAAACTTCATTTGATATTACTCTAGAATGGCATTATTGAACTTATAAATTAATATGTCTTTTCGTTTAGTGGCAAAATAAACACCTTGATAGGAGTAATAACGTATTCCTTTAAAAATACGCTTTTTCATTAGGGAATTAATCTAAGCACTAGATAAATAGATGCGTATACTTATATTATGTGAGTTGTGAAAGTAATTAAACTGAATTTTTATAGTTTAATTATTAGTAACTATTTTTATTCTAAGAAAAATGAATATTTAAAAATATTCAACGCTATTACAATTGAGTGTTTCTTAGTATAAGAGTATTCTCTCAAAATTATTAAATAAGGAGGAAATAAATGAAACATAATGATTGTTTTGATCATAATAACTGCAATTCGATTGTTTTTTCAGCAGATTGTTGTAAAAATCCACAGTCAGTTCCTATTACTAGGGAACAATTAAGTCAATTAATTACTTTACTAAACTCATTAGTATCAGCTATTTCAGCATTTTTTGCAAATCCAAGTGATGCAAACAGAGTAGCGTTATTCAATGTGTTTAATCAATTTTTAATTTTCTTAAATTCCTTATTACCTTCCCCAGAAGTTAATTTTTTGAAACAATTAACTCAAAGTATTTTAGTTTTATTACAATCTCCAGCTCCTAATTTAGGACAATTGTCAACATTATTGCAACAATTTTATAGCGCCCTTGCACAATTCTTCTTCGCTTTAGATCTTATCCCTATATCCTGCGACTCAAATGTTGATTCTGCAACTTTACAACTTCTTTTTAATTTATTAATTCAATTAATCAATGCTACGCCAGGGGCGACAGGTCCAACAGGCCCAACAGGTCCAACAGGTCCTGGAGGTGGAGTAACAGGTCCAACAGGCCCAACAGGTCCTGGAGGTGGAGCAACAGGAGCAACAGGTCCAACAGGAGCAACAGGTCCAACAGGAGCGACAGGTCCAGCAGGTACTGGTGGAGCAACAGGAGTAACAGGTCCAACGGGAGCAACAGGCTTAACAGGAGCAACAGGCTTAACAGGAGCAACAGGCCTAACAGGAGCAACAGGAGCAACAGGAGCAACAGGTCCAACAGGTCCAACAGGAGCAACAGGCCTAACAGGAGCAACAGGCCTAACAGGAGCAACAGGAGCTGGAGCGGTTATTCCGTTTGCATCAGGTGGACCAGTAGCATTAGCAACTGTTTTAGGTGGATTGGCAAACACAGGAGCACTTCTTGGATTTGGAAGTTCATTCTTCCCAGTAATTGTCCCACCTGGTGGTCCAATTACTATAGGTCCTGTACCTCCAGTATTTGATTTTGCATTTGTAGCCCCTCGCGCAGGTACAATTACTTCGTTAGCAGGCTTCTTTAGTGTAAGTGTAGCGGTTGCTTTAGCATTAGGAAGCATACAAATTCAAATGCAGTTGTACAGCGCGCCAGCAGCAAGTAATACTTTCACTCCAGTAGGTGTACCATTACTATTAACACCAGCATTTAGTGGTCTAATTGCTATCGGTGCTACTTCAAGTGGTATTGTTGGAGAAGCAATTGCGGTAGCTCCACAAGATAAGATATTACTTGTTGTTTCATCAACTACACCTGGTTTCGATATAGCTACTGCTATTACAGGATTCGCAAGTGCGGGTATAACATTCGTATAATCGCTTATAAGTTTCTTGTTTGAAAACTTTGAAATAAGAAAAGAGAATGTCAAAAAAGTATCCACAGATTAACTTTTGAAGACATTCTCTTTTTTTAATTTTTTTTATTTTCGGTACTATACTATATTTTATGTTTAATGAAAATGATTAAATATGCTATGAGAATGTGATGTGATTGTGTTAAATTAAATGATCACTGCTAGTAAATTACATAGTAATAGACATAAAAGATGCACCAAGTAGGTGAAGAAATCCCACCTACGCAATTCGATACGTGGCTGGGACAATTTGAATTTTAATAATAAATGGGGAATGAGAAATGGCAATTGAAGCACATAGATGTAATGTTAAAGGGTGTAATGGTCTTGTAGTTTTCGAAAATGCTGATTATGATTTGCAAAATCCAGACACATTTAAAGGAGTTTATGTATTTGATGATCCTTCTTGTAACGTTTGTGGAAAAGAATTTTTAGTAGTTCCCAGCTATGCTGTCATTGATTTTGATGAAGAAAAAGGAGATTTTGAAGAAATTGAATCAGCTTGTATTACTGAATGGCAGAATCAAAAATTTTAATCAAAGCGTTATTTTATTATAGATAAATAGGTGACTCAGCAATTGTGTCAGCCGAGTCACCCAATATTATTGATATAGAAAATATTCTTTTTCTATATGTAGTTATAGTGAGTTTTTAGAGGTTAACTCTAAACCGCAGTTAAAGGACAAAGAAATTTATTTTAGAAAGTATTAGATTTAACTATGTTAATGCTACAACAGCAAGAGTTAAACCTAACGTATTTAATGTATTAGAATATGGTCCTACATGAACAGTAAGAGTACTTGTTATACCTAAAGGTGTAGTGAAAATAGCGGGTGCTGATACAGAAGTGAATCCTGCAGTATATCCCAGAGAAGTACCAGAGCCAATGATTGGATTATTATTCAAATACATAGTGATACCTGCCGAATTACCTCCTGGTTGAATGATAACTTGCACTTCATAGATTGCCAAATAGGTTCTTCCACCTTCAAGTAAAACAGTTGTTGGTGGTGTGAATGAGATTGCCGTACCATTAGAATTTACCACGGTATCTAGTGGAATCGCAGAATTTACAGAGACTATTGATGGGGTAGTTTGAACAACATTTAAACTGTTAGCCGTGGGGGATGGACAAGTGCAAGGTTTGTGAATGTTAGAGTTATTATCATTTTGGTAATTCACAAATAATCAAGCTCCTTTGCGTAAGATAATTTTTATCCTATATAAAACGTAGCTTTTTTGTATCTAAGTTATTTTTAATAAATTTTTAAAAATAAATCGAATATTGTTGATCAGTCGACTCATAAAAGTATTCGATACTCTGGGATTTCAAAGTGCATCTGATAAATATATATGAATGTTTTTTAAGGACATTACTGTAAGTTAGGAAAACATAAATCTGGAAATAAAACTTGATATTCCGGGTTTAACCGAAGATCAGTAGTTGAGGTTGTAAAGTGTATATAATTTTTTTCTAATTTATCTAGTGTTGCCAGATGATGAGTACCTAAGCCACGCTGGATGCTATGTTTAGAAAGAGTAGGCCCAATTTGTAATTTTCGGTTTTTCATAGCTGTATTCCAGGGACTGTAAAAAAATTTTAAAATGAAAGCAGGATACATGTAAACGATAAATGGATGAGGTGACCAATGCCGCCCTGCCCAATAGTTACCATGCGGATAATGGTGGATTAATCTACCGCCATAGTATGGAGCAGGTGGATTAGGGGGGATTATTCTCCCATGATAACGCTGTTTGACAAGGGGAATTCCGTATCTCGGATTGGTATAACCGTGAGCAGGGTCATCCACCATCAGAATAGTCCTAATAGCATACATGTTTTGCCCTAAAGTGGCAAGAGATGAGAAAAAGGCTTCCTTATCAACACAGCAAAGAAATTCAGTGGTATTTAGCACCATTTTCCATCCCGTAATTTCTTTTTCTATGTTCATTACTTCTTGATCAACTAAAATGGCATCAAACTCTAATACCTTTGATTCACGGATTTCCCAATGAGGTGCAAATAATTTGCATAATTCAACCGAACGATCAGTAGACCCACGATTAATAAGAATGCCATGATCAAATAATTTTGTGTGGTGCATTAACCACCACGGAAGCAGATACTCTTCGTTATAAAAATGAGAAATTAAAGTTGTGTTAATAAAAATTCCTCCTTTCAAAATTTTGTGGAATATATCCTTATTTAGTAAGATATGTTACATGATCTAAAAAGAATGAAGAAAGATTTTTAACAAAATAGTTATTTTAATAAAAAACAGAAAAATGAGGGGAGTGAAAGGAAAAGAACCCTTTATATAAAGGGTTCTTCTGGTGATTTAATATATCAATTACATTCGTGGTAATATTCATCACATGAATCGTTATTATCTTTACAGCATATACAAAATGTTTTTTGAACAAATAAACTAACTACACTAGTAGAACCTTCCTGCTTTGTAAGAGTAAGACTTTGAAAATCTTCAACTTGAAATATTTTTGTTTGAACAGGTTGTAATGTAGTAGTAATTGGTACGCTAGATCTTCTTGTTAGAATAGTTACTTGAACAGGTGCACTCATACCGACAACGAATAACTGAATTAATGTTTTATTATGATTGTTTGTAAAATCCTCAAATACAGTTTGTGGAGCGGTGGTTTCAAGGAAAACAGATACAGGTATATTTCCATTTTCATTTTCTGCAGAACCAGCTATCGTATGAGTTTCAATAAAACAGTTGTTTTTTTGGTCGTTCGAATGCGATTGGTTTTTATAATATTTTTTACCATCTTTATAAAAGTAATCAGCCATATGAATTTAAAGCTCCCTTCTTTTAGATATCTATATAGTCTATTTAATAAAGCGAATTAGTGCTTGTACAACATAATAAAATCCGCTCTCGTAATTACCTGGAAATGTTATTTAAAAATTAAGGAGCGCCATTCAAGACGCTCGCGGATAAAAAATAATATTGAAAAAGAATACCACATTATATTTTATACATGTTCTTAATAAATGTGCAGTTTTTTAGCAAAATCCTTATTTGAAAACAAGAAGCCCTAGAGTTAGGGCTCTAGGGCTTCTTGTTTTGGTATTCTCACATGGTTTTTCAAAAAGAATAGAACATATTGAAGATAACATGTGAATGTTTCATAAATGTATCAAAAAAGTGAATAAAATTGCTATTACAGAAGAAGCAGAAATGAAGTTTCTAATACGTAAGTACGTGAAAGGTATTATTTCCAGTGGATAAAATGCGCATGGGACACCTTATCATTATTTTATCGAGGGAAAAGAATATGTTATGAACTTGGTTGAATGAAAAAATGAAAATAAACAAAAACGCTATTTTATTAAAAAGGAGAAAGCAGCTAGCTCAATGAACTAACTGCTTTGTCGTCCAACAATGACGATACCCACAATACTTTGTAACTTATGGTTACAACTATAGTATAAGCAGAAGCAAAAATGTTATGCAAGAAAGCAAAAAAATTTCTTTAAGCACAACAAAGCAGCTAGTTAATAAAACTAACTGTTCGTTGTACAAAAGAAATTTAGGCCCTACAAGTAAATGATATGTAACTTTAAGTTACAGCTATATTATAAGCAGAATTAAAAATATTATGTGAAAGTGAAAAAGAACTAAATAAAAACTTCATTTTGTATTAAGTTGGAATATAAAAGGGCACTTAGTAAAGTGCCCTCGTGACGAGATTCATTTTGTAATGACTATTTCAATTCATAAAGAAAGGAACTCAGGATAGTATATGTGCGCCAAGCTAATTCAGTACCTTGTACAAATAAAGAGCAGCTAGCAAAAGCTAACCGCTCTCCAGAAAAGAGTTAAGAAGGAAGTTCAGAACTCAAGTGCATTTATAGTATGGACAAAGCTTATGGAATTATTCAAGGAGGAATGGATATGGAAGTTATATATACAAAGTGGCATAACAATTACGACGAATTAACAATAGGCCAAAAATATAAAGCAAGTTTATATAAAAAAGATGGTTGCTTATAGAAATAGGATTGCAACGATCATTGTATCGAGAAGAAAGCTTTACTGTAGTTTCATAAAAAGAGCAGCTAGCAAAAGCTAACTGCTCGGTTCTCCAAAGGGGAACAAGGAGAAAAGATTACCGTGTCATCTATAGTACTGACGGAATATTGCGTTTTATTCAGGGTTGGTTCCAAAAAAACAACATACCACCAAAATATAAAATTATTAAAAGGATAATTACTATGAAAGCAATTAAAGAAACTTTCTTCCAGGATTTTTTCATTAGTAGACCTCCTTTATAGAAAATATTAACATCTATCGAAAATTTGAACAAAATAATCCTTTTGTTTAGGCGGTATAGAAAAATGCAGTTAGGAAGAAAAAATGATAAAATATTTGTTAATTAATGGATGTAGAAAGGAGAAATAATTAGGATGAATGAAGAGGAAAAGAAAGAACTGATCAAGAAATTGCAAAACTCGGATGTTTTAAGCGACTTTTTTGCTGATTTGAATGAATTGTATAAAAAAATATCTAGCGAGTCTATGAAGATTTTTCAAGATATTGATTGGACAGAAACAGAAAAAACTTGGAAAAATGCAGCAGAGTTGTTAGGGAAAAAGGGTTGGACACTTCCATTATTAATGGATGTAGAAGATAATATTAGACTATCTCAAGTAGAAGATTTAAGAGAACTTGATAAAGAAATCGTTGAATATCATTTAAATGAATTTCAAAATATGAAAAGAGAAATTCTGACACATGAGTTTGTGAAAGAATGGAAAGAATTGCTTGGGCAATGTTTTGATAACTATGAGAAAGGAAATTACTTAATTGTAATTCCTAATCTATTTATAGTTATTGAAAGTCTAGCTCATATGGTTATCACTCCAAAATTCCAAAAGTATATTACTAGTAATAAAAGAATATCATTAAAAGAGAAGTACAAGAAAGTAAAACCAGAAATTGAAAAAGATAGAACGAATATAATAATTTATATTTCTGTACACGAATTCTTAAAAAGTGTATTTAAAATGGGGAATTTTGATAAGAATAAAAATCGTTTCTCAATTATTAATCGAGACTGGGTTTTACATGGGCGCGATAATCCGAATAATTGGAATGAAGCAGATGTATTAAGATTGTTTAATGCTATACATACAATTACACAGTTGGATTTTTTGTTGGAAGAGCTAGAAGAACATGGTGATATGGAAGTTATTAAGTAAAAGTATCTTTATTTGAAAAAAAAGTCCGGCTAGAAAACTAGAGGACACCAATTCCTAAAACAGCAATTAAAGCTGTTTTAGGGATTGGTGTCCTTTTTATTTTGAAAAGGGAGATGGGGAAATGAAGGTGTTAAAGGATCAGCTACGTGAGTGGAAAAAGCAATTAAAACAAGCAAAGAGGAAAAATAAGAAAAAAAGAATAGAGAAATTTAGTGCTCGTGAAATTGAAGAGTTAATGGGAGTTCATGGACCACGTTATGAACGCAGACGTGGAGCTGTAAGGCAAAAATAATAACAATGGAGGAATTTAATATGAATAAACAATTATCATTTAAAATGCCAATCGTGGATGGAAAAAGAACAAAACAAGAAATTGAAAAAGTATTTAATGAGTATCGTACATACTTAGCAACAATGCCATGTGATATGTTGCCAAAAGTGACACCATCATATTTTATTGTTCCTCCATCAACTACAAATGAATTTAATAGTTCAACTGAAAATATTGCAATTGAAAGAATTGAGTATGAACAAGAAAGAAATAAATTTATGAGTTGGTTGTATGATGCTGTGAATCGCCTAAGAGATGATGAACGTGAGGTAATCGTGAAGTTTTATATGGAAGATGACATTGGATATGACCCAGATATCTGGATGGACTTAGGTATAGGTAAAACAAAGTATTACAAGTTAAAAGGTCGTGCGATATTGCGTTTAGCTTTCAATCTAAAGAAAGAGGTATTTCAAAAAAAATGTAGACAAAAAGAGGGGCAAAGTGTATGAACATTGTACAGCCGATTCGAGATAAAGAAATAATACAAGAAATAAAGGAATTCTATAAGAAGCAGAATGAGAGGAACTACATTCTGTTTCTTCTTGGTATTAATACAGGGTTCAGAATATCGGATATATTGCGTTTACGTGTTCGAGATGTTGAGGGATGGAATATTGTAATACGTGAAAAGAAAACAAAAAAGATTAAAGATGTGAAGATGCCTTCAGAATTAAAGAAAGCTATCAGGAATTATACAGAAGGAAAGCCGAAGAATGAATATCTAATTAAGAGTAGGAATGGAAAGAACAAACCTATTACTCGTGCTATGGCTTATTTAATATTAAATCAAGCTGCAGAGGAGTTTGGGTTAGAACGTATAGGGACTCATTCACTTAGAAAAACATATGGGTATCATCACTATAAGCAATTTAAAGATGTAGTTGCTTTACAAAAGATGTTAAATCATACAGATCAGAAAGAGACTTTAAGATATATAGGGATTGAACAAGATACATTAAATGATTATCAGAGGAAATTTAAGATTTAAGAATATATTTTAAATGTGATTTGTATTCTCAATATTTCGGTTATTTAGTTGCCAAAAACAACTGAAAAGGGTAAAATGGTTGCAAAGGGTAGAACCTTAAATTAAAAATGAGGTGTTGCTTATTATGGATATCGGTGTGCCAATCGATGTAAAGAAATTTATTGATAAAGAGATATCTAAAGGAGTTCGGAGACAAATTGTTCCGTTGATTCAGCAAGCCTATGAATTAGTGGATGCTTCCATAAAAGATATTTCTTTTTTACAATGGGCTTTAGGGAAAAAGCATATAGGATATCTTGACAATATAGCTGCTCAGTTTACTTTATATGAAGCAGCAAATAAGGGCATACTTAAGGACATTACAACTCAAATTGTACCTAATAAAAACAAATCAGCTTATCATGTCGAACTGCAAACAGAAAATGTAGTTATTACAATAAATAGAGTACAAAGTAAAGATAAGACGGCGAGAAAAGCGATGTACAGATCTCTATTACAAAGAGACAATCAGTATTATATTAATTTTGATAAACAAGAAATTATTGAGGAACCTGGTTATTTAGAGCTTACACACCATCAAATTAATAGAAGAGTTGCTTTTGTAAATTTAGGAGTTCCTGATGGAAGCGGAAAATGGTTTAGTTGTATTGATCTTACTAAAGAATTACATCTAGTTGGCACATCGGAAGAAGATAAACAGAAGAATGAAATTTCAAGAGAACAATTAGTTAGATTTAAAAATTTTGCCCAAGGAGTGCACGAAAATGGGGGTAAGAATTAACGTAAATAGATCCTTTTGTCCTGATAAGTTAAAAGAGGGCCGCGAATCAAGAGGATTAACAATAAGAGAACTATCAGAGAAAATTGGGTTGAGGACTCATCAAGCTCTCTCCAAATATGAAAATGGTAAATCAATACCGCCTGCTGAAGTTCTATTAAGCATCATGAATATATTAAATCTTCCATATGATTACTTCTTTGAAGATGGATATAGGCAAATAGAAAAAGAAATCGTGTATTTTAGAAGTAAAGCTAACGCAACAGCAAAGTTAAAAAGAATTCACGAAATCAAGATTTCATGGCTAATAAGTATATTTGATTATTTGGAGACAATATTAGAATTTCCAAAATCTGATCTTCCAGAAACGAATATAAACCATCAAGAACACTTTATGCCTACAGATTTTAATGATATTGAAAATATAGCATCAGAATTAAGAAGGCAATGGGATTTAAATGAGGGGCCGATTTCAGATATTACACATTTATTTGAAAAGCATGGAATAGTAGTAAGTCTGATAAAATCTGAGGACTTTGCAATAGATGCCTGCTCTAGGTGGATTGGAAATAAACTTTTTATACTTGTTGGTAATGAAAGGTCTACTCCTTCAAGAATAAAGTTTACATTAGCGCATGAATTAGGACATTATCTATTACACAAACATGTAAAAAAAGAAGACTTTAATAAAAAAGAAGTTTATAAGCGTATGGAGGATGAAGCTAACTATTTTGCATCTTCGTTTTTAATGCCTGCTAAATCCTTTTCAGAGGAACTTATTAGTCATACATTGGATTATTACTTACTTTTAAAAAAGAGATGGCAGATTTCTATACAAGCTATGATATATCGTTCAAGAGAGTTAAATATAATAAATGATTATCAAGCAAGTTATTTGTGGAAGCAAATAGCGAAAAAAGGTTGGAGAACTCAAGAGCCATATGATGATTTATTACAAAGTGAATCACCATTATTATTAAAAGAAGCAATTGATTTAATTATAGATAATCACGTTAAGACGAAGAAGCAAATTTGTGAGGAAGTTAGATTATGTCAATCAGATATAGAGGCTATAGTAAATTTACCTGTAGGATATCTAGATGAAAACAAAGGAAAAGGAACGGTTATTTCTTTTAAAAAAATTTAATCATGAAGATAAAGGAAGAGGATTGAATAAAAGGTTTATAATTTTATTCAATCCCCTTTTTATTGTGTAGATAATTTGGATTTATATAAACGTAATTAAAATTGAGTAAAGTTTGTATGTGCGCTTACTTTTTCGGAATTAGCTACAAAAGAAAAGTGTCAAATTCATTTTTATAAAATACGAAAAAGATTGATATCTCTAAGGTGAAACGGAATAGGTGAATTTAACACAATCCAGATTATAGCTAATTCATTTCCTAGGATTAAAGAACATATTTATTCAAAACTATGCGAAAAGAGGCTGAAAAACGATGTAAAAAAATGCATAAATAAAAAACGCGAACTATCTGCGGACTATTTGCGAACGATTTACGGACACGTTTTGGTTTTTAACATGATATATTTGTATTGTGAGAAGTGGCGGAAAACACAACTCACTATGTTGTTTCTAAATTTCTAAACGGCTTCATAATGACGGCACATAAAATCCGAAACCAGCAGATGGTACTGATTGAATGTCACCGTTAATAAGGAGAGCTTTTGCTCTTCTTCCAGTTACTTAATAATGTACGAGCGGTTTGATGGGGCAACATTAGGTGATTGGAAGAAGGATAAAACTTCATTTACCGTATTCATATTTTGAAGGAAGAATAAGTAGCGCAATGTTGCTCTTTTGTTGATTTTCAATAAGACTCTAAATTCTGAACATGATACAATTGTATTGGTTTATAAGTTTAATATTAAATGTAGAAAGGGTTGTGGAACGGATGAGTAGTTTAGATCAATTCATTGAAAGAGTAAAGGTAGTTGTGACTGCAGATGTAGAAGAAAAGATATTACGCGAAAAATACAATCAGGTAATACTTCCATGTATGAAAAAAATTGAAGAAAGTTTAAAACAAATAGATGGATACGATTACTTTATTTCTACATCGAATGAGAATTCGGAACTAAGAATACAAAATGTAAAATTTAGAGTTAGAGTGGACGAAAGTACTAATACTATTAAAGTGAAAAAAACAACAGATACATTCATACATGAAGATTTGGACGAAATTATTTTACAAGAAGGAAAACTATTCAGTAAAAACCGTGAAGAAATATTCACTGAAGGCATATTGGTGGAATATTTGAATGAGGCGTTTGAGGGGATTTTAGGTCAATAATTTATTTTAAAAAAGCATCCATTCGGGTGCTTTTTATTTTTGAGGAGGATGAATGATGGGGAACGAAACAATAGTATTTAAATCAACGTATCCACACAAGATTGATCCAAATAAAATCAAAACATTAGATGATGTGATTCAAATTTTAAAAAGAGTTACTCTACATGTTGATGATGAAGGATTAAAAGGAATTGAACATTTGATTTTAAAGGATGATGAATAGTGGAATTAAATAAGCTTGAAAAAGCAATGGTCATTGGAATAATCCTTCGCGCTCTTCGTAGCAAAAAGAAAATAAAACAGTATGTGGGATTAGAAAGGTTACCAGATGTCATTCAAGTGTTAGATGAGTTACAAGAAAAAGCAACACTTGAAGAAAAGGAAGAAGCTGTAACAAGTGTAACCAAAAAATTATTGGATGATTTGTTAGAGAAAGATAAGGGGTGAGTAAATGAAGAGCCTATTAGGAATGTGGATTGCTCAGATTAGATGGGCTAAGAGATATTATAAAAATGGATTGCTCTCATATTTTCTACATAAATTCGGGATTATTAAAAGTCCTACACTTTCTTTGATTGTAGTTTATACATTCAAAGAAGATATCTTTTTTTGGAGAAAGTTAAGAAAGGGTTGAGGAGATGGAAGATGTAATTGAGACTAGATTAAAAGAGTTCTATAAGTTATATGAAGCGTGTAAAGTAATCAGCAATTGGATTCGAGATAATTGGGAATCAATAATGGAAATGGCTAGAGCTTTTACACAATGCCTAGATTATGACTATGAACCAACAACACCTAAACAAGTATATGGATATTTTAGACATAAAGTGATGAAGTCACAGGTTATAAATCGCAAGCCTAGATGCATAAGAGCGAGGACGGTGTGTTAACAATGGACTATATTAAGCTCATAAGAGAAGGTAAGCTTATGAAGTTCTATAAGTCTAAAGAATGGAGAGCGCTGAGGCTAAAGGCTTTACAGCGTGATAATTGTGAATGTCAGATGTGTAAGTCAAAAGGTAAATACAAAGCTGCTGAGAATGTGCATCACCTTAAAGAAGTGAAGACACATCCACACTTAGCAATGGATTTAGATAACCTGCAATGCTTATGTATTCGATGTCACAATGAAGTACACGATCGGTTAGATAAGGTTGAGAAGAAGGTACCTAAGTTCATGAATGAGGAACGGTGGTAGCTATGATTATTGTGGATGGTAGTTGGACATTTGATACTGACTTAATGATTCAATACGCTGAGAAGGACGAGCGTACGTCATATGAGCGCGACATGCTTAATCAGTTCCGAAAGTATGCTTACTGGCGTTACTGCCAAATAAGAGATTGTGTGAACCCAAGAAAGTGCAAACGACTTAAACTTAATGATGTTAGAGAAAGATTGCAAGAAGAAGAGAATTTAATATTTACAACAGACATGCTAAAGATTTCTAGTGAAGAAGTCTTTTTTATTTTGGATTTTATTGAAACTTACTTTGAATTAGTTTCTTAAACACCCCCCGGTCAAAAAGTTCGGCTTTTAGTAGGAGGACCGTTCAACGGGGGGAGGAGATGGGAAAAAATATTTTTTGAGATATCAAATTAAGAGGGGGGGTACATGTGCAAAAACTATCAAAGAAAGCACAAATCAAACAAGATTTATTACAACAATTGGAAAATGCTAATTTGAATGGTATGCACTATGTTGACCTTGTCGACGATTACATAACATTGTTCGATACGAAAAACAAATTAGCGAGAGAAATTAAAAAGAATGGACCAATGATTGAATGGCAGAATAGTGAAAGCCAAAAGGGAATGAAAGCTAATCCAGCTACGAAAGAATTTCGTGAAACCAATAAGCGTATGACGGACTTATTAAAAGTGCTTGGTTTAAAAGAACCTGTATACGATGGAAGTAATGATGACGATGATGTCTAAGAAATCGGCAACATACCATCCATATATCGATGAATATATGAGTATGGTAGAAAGTGGTCAAATCAAATCATGTAAAGAACAAAAATTATTAATGAAATATGTTCGGAAAATGTTAAGTCGAGACGACATCTACTTCAATGCTAAAGCAGCAGAAGATTCTATTAATGTTCCTGCTAAATATTTTCCGTTTGAATTATTCCCATGGCAAAAGTTTTTAAATGCATTGATGTATGGTGTGCGCTTCAAAAAAGATGATCGTATTGTATTTGATGAAGTTTTAATATTAATGGGTCGTGGTGGCGGTAAAACAGGTTATATGGCATATGATTCTTTTTATATGATGACCGGACATCATGGTATTAATAATTACGATATTGATGTAGTTGCAACCAGTGAAGATCAAGCGAAGAGAACATTTACTGATGTATATAATGTTATAAGTACGCCATCTTTTAAAGAGAAGTTTAAAAAAATCTTTAAATGGACATTAGAAGAAATTCAACATAAAAAAACAAATTCAGTGATGAATTATAACACTTCCAACTCTCGGACAAAAGACGGTAAACGTACTGGATGTGTAATTTTTGATGAGGCACATGAATACGAAAATTACGATAATATCAATGTCTATACAAGTGGTCAAGGTAAAGTAAGAGGTTCCCGAATCATTTACACCACCACAGATGGACACGTAAGAGGTGGGCCACTTGATGATTTAAAAGAAACAGCAAAATTAATTTTATCTGGCGAGATTGAGGACATTCATTTCTTACCATTCATTTGTAAGTTAGATAGTGAAGGCGAGGTTGATGATCCAGCAAATTGGGAGAAAGCTAATCCTTCTTTACCATACAATGATGAGCTAAAGATAAAAATGAAACGGGAATACCAAAAGATGCAACGTAATTCAAAATTGCGAGTCGAATTTATGACAAAGCGTATGAATATTCCAATTTCAAATATCTTAGAAACAGTTTGTACCTGGGATGAATTAGAGCGAACAAATCAACCAATACCAGATTTGTCTGGATTTGAATGTATTGGTGCTGTGGATTTTGCACAAGTACGAGATTTTTGTGGAATGGGTCTATTGTTTAAAAAAGATAATAAACGATATTGGTTACATCATTCTTTTATTAATCAAGTTGCACTAGATATTCAAGATATAAATATGGATGTTATCCGAGAAGCGGAAGCGAAAGAATTATGTACGATTATTCGAACTGAAAAATCTATTGATCCACATCGGGTTAAAAATTGGTTCTTAGAAATGGCTAAGAAATACAGAATTAAAAAGATTTGTATGGACTCGCATCGTGCAAGTGTATTAGGTCCTGTACTTGAAGAAGCAGGTTTTGAAGTCGAGATTGTAAGAAGGGGACATATTACGCATTCGAAATTATCGCCACTTGTTGATGATTTATTTATCAATGGGAAGTTAGTATTTGGTGATGACTTATTAATGCGTTGGTATGTATGGAATACTTTCAAGGATAATAAGAACAATGGGAATATTGAATATGCAAAGATTGATCCAGAGAAGCGGAAAACAGATGGTTTTCACGCTTTTTTACATGCTCTTAATTTAGATAGTGAATTGAAAGAATCTAATGCTTTAACAAAAGAGAATGTTAGAAAGATATTTAGATCATTTAATGTGTAAAAGGTGGTGAGAATATGGGATTAAGAGAATGGATAAGCGGATTTCTAGGAAGTAATAACACGATTACTTTAAAGGAATGTCTTTATGAATTGAGTGTTGATTATTATTATAAAAAATTAGCTGTAGAAAGTTGTATTGATTTAATAGCTAATGCTCTAACTAGGAGTGAATTTCAAACGTTTGAAAAAGGGAAAGAAAAACGTGGTGAGAATCATTATTTGCTTAATGTACAACCTAATCAAAATCAAAATGCATCAGAATTTATGCATAGCTTAGTTAATCACTTAATTATGGAAAATGAATGTGTAGTAATTATGCAAAATAAGCAATTATATATTGCAGATTCGTTTGATATTACTAAGTTTGCGTTAAAAGAAAACATTTATAACGATATAACAATTGGTGACTTCACCTTTGATAAATCATTTAATGAATCTGAAGTATTTCATTTTAAATTAAATGACCGCAATATTATGCAAGTCATAGATGGAATGTATAACAGTTTTGGGAAATTGCTTGCATCGTCCATTGACTATTATAAAAGAAAAAATAATAAGCGCTTGTTAATTAAAGGTGATTTTCTAAGAGCGCAAGATCCAGAAACGCAAGCCGCGATTGATGAAATGTTTGAAGGTCAGTTAAAAAATTGGTTTAACGCAGATAAAGTAGGTTCCGCTTTTCAATTACAAAATGGATATGAAATCGAAGATATGAGTGATAGTAAAAACGGCGTAGCAAACAATAGCACAAGCCGTGATATTAGCGATTTAGTCAGTGATATATTTGGTTATGTAGCAACGGCTTTTCATGTGCCTATCGGCATTTTAAAAGGTGATGTGGCTGATATTGAAAAGCAAATGGATTCATTTTTAGCATTTTGTATTAATCCGATTGCTGAATTGATACAAGATGAATTTAATCGAAAGATGTACAAAAAAGAAGAGTATTTAAAAAGAACATATTTAAAAATTGATACAACAAAAATTAAGATTGTTGATATTACGAAATTATCAACCGCAATGGATAAATTATTTGCTATTGGTGGTCTAACAATTAATGATGTGATAATGATGCTTGGAAAAGAGCCTATTGATGAAGAATGGGCAAACAGAAGACATGTAACAAAAAACTATCAAGAAGCGGATTCACTGGAAGGAGGTGAAAAGGATGAAACGTTACAAGCATGAAAAATATAACCATCTAGCTAATGTTCAACATGCCTTTAAGGCAGAAGCGAAAGCTGATTCGCTGGACATAACGATTTATGGTGATATTGGTGAATCATGGTGGAGTGATTCTACATCCGCAGTTGATGTTGAGAGAACATTAAAAGCTACTTCAGCAAATATTATTAATATCAATTTGAATAGTCCTGGTGGGGATGTATTCGATGGAATTGCAATTTATAACCAACTAAAAAATCACCCGGCAAAAATTATCATTAACGTAGATGGACTGGCCGCAAGTGCCGCATCTATTATTGCAATGGCAGCAGACGAACTAATTATGAATACAGGTTCTATGTTAATGATTCATGAAGCCTCTACATGGACTTGGGGAACAAAATTAGATATTCGCAAGACATTGAATGCTCTTGAGGGAATTGATAAATCGCTTGCGGATATTTATATGACCCGTTATCAAGGGGAACGTTCAGAAATTGAGACAATGATTGCGAATGAAACATGGTTTACTGCCAATGAGGCAGTAGAGATTGGATTGGCTCATAAAGTAAATGAACATGTAGAAGATGACGATGTGGTAGATCCAGAGGAATTTAAAAATAATGTACTTCAGAAATTCCGAAATAAAAATAACCAACAGAATGAACCAGTAGCAGCAGGTTCAACTGAAAATATACTTAACAAATTTAAGCACGCGTAAAGCAGTGCTTTTTTTATTGTCTTAAAAACAGGAGGGAATAAGATGACTATTAAAAATTTAGATCGTCCGATAATCGAAAATAAAGATCAACAAATTAATAATGTAAAAGAGGCGCTTGAAACAGGTGATGCACAAGCGGTAGCGGCACGAATTGTCGCAAATATGGAAAACAATATGCAACATTTTCAAGATATGATGAACGATGTAATTAATGAAGCACAACAAGCAAAAAATGAAAATTGGGATGCTCAAGTGTTGGCCTCTCGCGGTGTGCGTGTTTTAACAAATGAAGAAAAGAAATTTTATAATGCATCAATTGAAGTTAAATCATTTAGCGAAACACATCAATTGATGCCGCCCACTGTTTTCGAACGAGTTTTTGAAGATTTAGAAAAGGAACATCCGTTACTTTCTCTTGTTAATTTCCAAACCGTAGGAGCAAAGACACAATGGGTTGTTAGAAAAGAGGGCACTACGACAGCGTTTTGGGGTGATGTATGTGACTCAATTAGAGAGATGATTGACGAAGGTTTTGAAACAATTGAAGAAGGAATGTACAAACTTAGCGGATTTTTAGTTGTATGTAAAGCTATGTTTGAACTAGGTCCTGAGTGGTTAGATAAGTATGTGCGTGCATTTATGAAAGAAGTTGTAGCAGAAGAATTAGAAAAAGTTATTGTTATAGGGACAGGGAAAAAACAACCAATTGGTATGATCAAAGATTTAAAAGGATCAGTAACAGATGGTATTTATCCAGATAAAAAGAAAGTCGTTTTAGAAGACTTTACTCCTGTAACAATCGGTAAAAAAATCTTAGCTCCTACTACTAAAGGAGGAACGAAACGCTATACAGGGGTAACGCTTATTGTGAATCCTTTAGATTATGCAACAAAATTTTTCCCGATTGGTGCAAAACGTAAAGATGATGGTACTTGGACATATGATAATTTTGGAGTGCCAGGTTTAACGATGGTCCAGTCGTCAGCCGTCCCATTAAATACAATGATCTCTGGTAAACCGAAAGATTACTTTATGGGAGTTGCTTCAGAACAACGTTTAGAGTCAGACGATACAATCCGTTTAATTGAAGATCAACGTTTATATCTCGTTCGTCAACTCGCAAATGGTCGTCCGTTAGATCCTGATTCGTTCACTGTATTTGACATTACAGCGCTAGAAGCGAAAGAAGGCACTACAACGCCCTAATCCATCCTCTCCTGTTGAAGAGAGGAATTATTCAGCATTAACGAAGGTAGAGATTCAGTCTTTATTAGATCAAAGTGCTATTGAATACAAGTCCAATGCAACAAAGGCTGAACTTATCACTTTATTAGAAGGGGATGCGAATGGATGAGCTTTTGAATGAACTAAAAGATGTTCTTAAAATCACCTGGAATGAAGAGGATGCTAGTTTAATAAAACTTTTGGAAAAAGGAGAGGCGTATTTGTTGGGTTTAACAAATGCGTCTTTTGATTTTTCAAAGGAGCTAACCCCGAAAGATTTGTTGTTAGAACGTTGTCGTTATGTTTATAACAATGCAGGTGATGAGTTTGAAAAAAATTATAAAAATGAATTATCCAGGCTTATTTTAGATGTGGCTTTAGGAAAAGTTGGTGTAATCAATGGTTCTTAAATCGTATAGAGAAACCTTAAATGACGGATTTCTACAATACGGATATAAAAAAACAGAGCGTTCAGAAGAGGGCAAAAGAATAGGTGAGAAGTTTCATGAAGAAGGGAAGCTTGCCTATAAAGTGATGTCTTTACGGGACAGTGATTACAAAATGGTGGGCGTTTTAACAACGGGATTAGATGTAAAAGTTAAAACACTGTATCCACCTTCCTTTAGAAAAATAAATAAAAATAAACTTAAGGTATTAATGGATGGAATCGAATATGACGTGATTAAAGCGGATTATGATTCTAACAAACAATACCTTTTCTTTTATTTGCAGCAGGCGGTGAAATCTCGTGAATGAAAAATCTAAAAAGCTTATGAAGGAGCAGAGAAGTGGCATTAAAAAAGCCCTTGAAGACGGATTTAAGCTTTTAGTTGTTGAGGATGAACTAGCAGAAGATGAAGAATCGCAGTTAACAGAAGAGGGATACCACTGTTTTATTTTAGAATATGGTGAGTTTCAACCGTCTTCTAATGAGCGTACAATTTCTCAAAGTATATATGTCAGTTATTTATCGGAAAATCAATCGAATTTAGATGAGCAGGTCATTGATATTATTTCGTGGGTTGGCAAGGTGAAAATGGTATCCTTTGTAGTTTCTAAAAGCGATCGCCTTCAAGTGAAAGATACAGATCGTTTTATTGATCGTGTTGTTTTTACGTTTAAGAGGGTGATTCCAATTGAGTGCATTTGAGCTTGATTATGAAGCGATAGAAAAGCTTGAAGAAAAAATGCGGTTATTACCAAATAAGATGGAACCTACAATCAATACCATCCTCCACACGGACGGTATACGAATTGCAATAGAAGAGATTACAAAGCTTATTCCGGTATCTCGTTCTAAATGGAGTGTTCGAAATAAAACCCATGCCAAAGATAGCAACTGGTCAAAAAGCGAAAAGATGAATTTAGGTTTTAGGATATTAGCCCGTGGTGGGTCAGCTAATAAAAAAGGATCGTTTGGTTATCTAGTATTCCCGAACGAAGGAAGGGGTTCACATAATCCCTTAGAACAACGATTTGCGGAGCGTGGGATTGTAAACGCTAGGCCAAGAATTTTAGGAGAGCTACACAAAGGTGTAGATAAAGTATTGGAGGAGGAATTTTAAATGGTTAAAGTAATTGAAGAATTTGATTCCGTGTCGATTGCGAATGCAAGTATTCAATTTAAGAAGAAAGGAACGCAAGAGCCAGGAACAAAATTTGGATGTGTAGGATCAATTGAAGGTGAACCAGAAAACAAGGAAATGAAAAAAACATGTGGTGGCGTGACTTTGAAAAAGAAATCGAAAACCACGGAACTTAAAGTTACTGTTTCAGCGCATATTCCTGTTAAAGTAGCAAGAGATTATTTTGGTTTTAATACAACTGGATTAAAGCCGGGTGTATGGGCGTTCGGTAGTGATTCAAAGGGATATGATTTTGTGTTTACGGCTGATGTAGTAGATGAGTTTCAAGATGTTGTAAAACTTATTGCGTTTCCAAATTGCTCAAACTCTACTGGCTTTAAATTTGCTATTGCGAATGGTGAGGAAGAATTGGCAATGATGGAATTAGAATTCTCGGCCTTACCAGATGATTTAAATAAATTCTATTATGAAGCGTTCGTGGATGAATTAGCAGATGCAACAGTCGCTCAAAAATGGCATACACAATTTAATTCAGCTCTAGTGAAAGGAACAACTTCAGCTTAAAGCCCTAGTTTCATATAGGGCTTTTTCTTTTGGATTTAAATGAGAAGAAAATGAAAGTGAGGAAATCGCAGATGAAAGTTCAAAAAATAACATTAAAAGAAGTGGAATTTAAAAAAGTAGATGGTGAGTATGAAAAGAGTTTTGTTAACGAACAGGACTATCCAGCATTTTTAACAAATTATGCTTTGAAAAAAGGCCAAGAAGAAGGGCTTATTACTAGTTCGATTATTGCTGATATTGTGAAATTCCAAGCATTAGATGGATTAAGAAATGAGGATAATAAAGATTTATCAGCTTTAGAACAAATCGATCAAACAAGTATCCATAAGGTAATTTATATGGCGTTTAAAGGCGCAAACCCAAAAGAGAAGTTAACATTTGATGATTTCTTACAGAAGTATCATGATTCATTAGCAGAATCTATTGAACTATATACGAAACTTGTTGTGGATGTAATCAGTCAAGATCCAAATCAATTTGCGATAGCGTTCCAAAAAAGTACAAATAGCGGCGGTAATGGTGAAAAAAAGTAAAAAATCCAGACATAAAAATCGAATGTGTGGAGGATAAATACGTCTTGTATTGTCTAGTCTCTGGAATAGATCCAGAGACTTTTTGGCATGAGCCAATTTCGTCTGTTGAGCGTATTTACGCAGGGATTACAGCGTTTGAAGCATGGCGTAACAATCCCAAGTAAAGGTAGGTGAGAAAATGGCAAGAAATAATTCGGAAGTTGAAGTTATATTTAAAGCGCAAAATAAAGATTTTAATGATGCTATGAAGGGCATGAATCAGGAAACTAAAAAACTTCGTCAAGAAATGAAATTGCAAGAAGAGCAGATGAAGTTAAATGCTACTGATTCAGAAAAACTACAAGCAAAGCTTCAAAACCTTTCCCAACAGTATGCAGTTGCACAAAGGGCTACGCAAGCAACGGCTGAACATTTACAACGTGCTAAAGAATTGTACGGAGAAAATTCTACTGTTGTAGCAAAGTTGGAATCAAAGTTACGAAGCCAACAAATAACAGAACAACAGTTAGCGAATAGTATTAAACAAACTTCTGAAAGTTTAAAACAGGCGAGAGATGCTGAACAGGAAAGAACAAGCGAAACAGCTAAGGCAGCTCAAAAACTGAAAGAGCTAAAAGGACAGGAAGAGCAGTTGCAATCTTCTCTTTCTAAGTTGAATGCTCAATACGAGTTACAAAAAGCAACGCTTGGTGAAAATGCTAGTGAAATCCAAAGGTATGAAACGCAGCTTATACAAGCTCGGACAGCAGAACAACAGTTGCAGAATCAATTAAGTGTGACGAATAGAAGTTTGCAGGAACAAGAAAATGCAACGAAACAATTAAAGACATTCTTTGATGCGACTGAAACGAGTGTAGACCATTTTGCAAATGCATTAGGGAATAACCTTACAAACGCAATACGAAACGGTACGGCGACAGCCAGGCAGTTAGAGCAAGCGATTAAAATCATCGGTCGTGAAGCATTAGGTTCAGAAGCAGATATTGAAAAATTACAGCGATCTCTTCGTTCTATAGATGATGGGAACTCATTACAACAAGTTCGAAATGATTTGAGGGACCTTTCACGAGAAGCGGAGAGAGCATCGCACAGTTTCAAAGAATTAGATATTGGTTTAGAAAATATTCTAGGTGGATTAATGGCTGGTGGTGGTATTTCAGGAGCCATTGAGCAAGCACTTGATACCTCTAAATTAAAAACAAAAATTGATGTTTCTTTTGAAGTTCCAGCATCCTCTAAAAAATCAGTAGAAGAAGCGGTTCGCGGTTTAGAAGCTTATGGTGTTGATGTGGAAGAAGCACTTGAGGGTACACGTAGACAATGGGCATTAAATCAAACTGTCAGTGATAAAGCTAATGCTTCCATTGTAAAAGGAGCAGGAGCCATTGCAAGTGCCTATGCAGGTATAGATTTTACTGAGTTAATTCAAGAAGCGAATGAAATCGGTAATGAATTAGGAATAACTAGTGATACGGCTTTAGGTCTAACAAATCGTCTGTTAAAAATCGGTTTCCCTCCTGAGCAATTGGACATTATCGCTGAATATGGTGGGCAGCTAACACGAGCAGGTTACAATGCTGAAGAAGTACAAGCAATTATGGAGGCTGGTGTTGATACAGGTACCTGGAATTAGAGTATAGTTCCCTTGTATGGCGACATACAATGAAAAACTCCTTTAATTCAGTGGAACTCTCAAATGAGACAATACTGAGCGAAGCCTTTTAATTAAGGAACGTGCAACGACTAGTCGAGAGACGTAGGGTGTAAGCAAATGACACTCGAAACGGGGAGCAACTCAAGTAGTTGAAGATATAGTCTAATCTATACGGTGACGTATAGCAGTTCATAAGAACGGGCGTGACGTTGCGAATCACGTTGAATATAAATGATTGATAATCTCTTAGATGGACTGAAAGAAGGCCGTATTAAAGCGGCTGAATTTGGTCAAGGTGTCGACAAGTCTATGAAAGAAGCTCTTGAAGGCACTAAAATTTCGGCTGATCAGTTAGAAAAGTGGGGGCAATCTGTGGCTAAAGGCGGTAAAGAAGGTTCGGCAGCTATGACAGAGATTGCTAAAGCATTGGCTAGTATTGAAGATGAAACAAAGCGAAATGAGATTGGTGTTAAGCTTTTCGGAACGATGTATGAAGATCAAGGCCAGAATATCACCAATACACTTATTAGCGCTCAAGATAAAGTTATAGATTTAAACAAGAATCAAGAACAACTAAATGAAATGATTAAGAAAATGGATGCCAGCCCAGCTGTAAAGTTTCAAAAAGCTATGAACGACTTGAAAATGGCACTTGAACCTGTTTTGGGAGTCATTGCTGATGTAATAAGTGCTTTTGCGGGCTTCGTTTCGGAACACCCAGCGTTATCAGCAGCTATAACAACAATTGTAACAGCGCTCGGGATTCTTGTTGGAGCATGTATGGCGTTAGCCCCAGTATTTGTCACCTTATCCAGTATAGCTGGTATATTGGGTGTGAGTATTGGGGCTGTTGCTGGTCCAGTTGCATTAGTAGCAGGTGGAGTGATAGCTGCATCGGCGGTTATTGCTGGATTGATTATTTGGATGAGAAATTTATGGCAAACCAATGAAGGGTTCAAAAATAGCATTACGAATGTAATTGAAAGCGTTCAAAACTTTGGACACGCATTATCTTCACTAGGTAAATATCTATTCTATACGGCTGTTGATGGAGATTATTTAAATGATTGGATTACTCATTTGCCAAAAGGATTTCAAGATGCGGCTGAAATGATAGGATTGGCAGTTAGTAAGATACGTGAAGCATGCCTTCATCTTTTTGATGCAGTAAAAGCGGTCTTTTCGGGAGATTTTAGCCAGTTAGGTGAAATTTTTAAGATGATTGGCCCTACAATCGCAGGAGCAATTATTGGTGGGCTTCCTGGTGTGCTCGTCTCGGTATCTCGTTATTTACCAGCTATAGCGGAGTATTTGAATGCAAACTCAGGGATTATTCTTGAAACTATTACAAATATTTTTAACAATATAGCTAACTTCGTAACAACAGTATTACCGCAATTTTTTGAAGCGGGATCACAAATGATTTCAAACCTTGTGAATGGTTTGGTTGTAGCAGCTCCAATTATGCTTGAAGCCATTGTTGGGATTATAAACACAATTTCACAGATGATTGCTACCTATCTCCCTATGATTGTTCAAATGGGAATACAAATCATTCAAACTTTAATTTCTGGAATTGTACAAGCCTTACCTACTCTGATAGAAACAGGACTTCAATTGATTCTAACTTTAATAAACGGAATTATGCAGATGCTTCCACAGTTAATCCAAATAGCTGTAACAATTATTCAAACTATTATTAACGGAATCATGTCATTTTTACCTCAGTTAATTGAAATGGGAATAAATTTATTAGTTTCATTAATTACAGGAATCACACAAGCTTTACCAATGATTGCTTTAGCGATTATTACAGTCATTACAACTTTAATTGAAGCCATTACAGCGAATTTACCTATGATTATTGAAGCTGGTGTTAAGGTTTTAACTAGCTTAATAGATGGAATCATTAAAATGCTACCGCAACTTATTGATTTAGCGATAAATCTTATAACCAAAGTGGCGGATACTTTATTAACAAACTTACCTAAAATAATTGAATCCGGTGTAAAGATTTTAATGGCCATTATTGATGGTATCGTACAAGTGTTACCACAGCTTATTAATGCAGCATTAGATTTAATTGTCAAAATAGCATCCACATTAATTGCAAACTTGCCGAAGATACTGGAAGCTGGTGTGAAAATTTTACTTATGTTGATTGCTGGGATTGTAAAGGTGATACCGGAATTAATTGCAGCCGCATTAAAGCTAATTGTTACTTTAGCAGGAGAGTTAATTAAGAATCTACCTAAAATCCTTGAAGCTGGTGTTCAACTAATTTGGGCTTTAATAAAAGGGATTGTCAGCATGGTAGGGCAATTAGGTTCGACAATTGTAACAGATATTGTACCGAAAATCGTTGACACATTAAGAAAAATCGATCTATTTAAGATAGGTAAAGATATCATAAGTGGATTGATAGATGGTCTAGGTAGCATGGCTGGTAAAGTGTTAAGTAAGGTGAAGTCTATAGGTAACGATATTCTTGATGGTTTTACTTCCTTCTTCGACATCCATAGTCCATCTCGAAAAATGAGGGATCAGGTTGGTAAACAAGTTGGTGCGGGGCTTGCTGTTGGTATGGAACAATCAATTTCAACAGTTCTTGCAGCAGCTAAAAACTTAGCGAATTCAGTATATTCAGTATTAGAAACAACATTAAATACTTTCAATAGCTCCACTGTAAATGACATGATGAATAACAATCCTCTTCGGAGTTATTTTGAAGCAATTTTATATGATGGAGATTATCTTAATGATTGGATTACTCATTTACCAATGGATATGAGAGATGCATTAAAAGCAGTTGGGAAAGAATTAGAACAGTTCACTCTTGATGGAGTAGAAGACGATAGTCCTATTGCGCGGTATATTCGTAGCATACTAGAGGGGGGAGACCCAGCTCAAGATATACTAAAAGAATTTAACAATTCGAATAAGTGGCTAGAAATTGGTAAAAAAATATCTGGTTTCAGAGAGCAAATTTTTAGAGACTTTTATAATGCTCCAAACCAAAAGACAAACAAAAGTAATGGGTTACAATCCGCACTTAATAATATTTCAAACATGGTTGATGATACTTTTAAAAAGTTGAATTTATATGGGATAAACAAACAAGATAACATCGCTTCTAATCTGTCAGCATTAGCGACAGGAGCAGTTCAACCGATTGTTCAACAAATTGATAGCGGTCCTGTAGAAATTAATTTTTATAACACAATTAATAATGAACGTGATGTTGATCGCATGTTTGAAAAAGCAAATGATTGGTTTGCTGAGCGTGGCCGTAATGTAAAAATAGGAATAGGGAGGACTTAAATTGCTAGACATAGGTATCGATAATCAGTTAGCAAGTGACTATGGAATATGTATGGTAGAACGCCCTGTTATTCCTACAGCAGAACAGGAAGTAGAACATATTGAAGTGCCGGGTAGACATGGTTCACTTACAAAAAAAGGGGCGTTTAAAGACGTCCCTTTAAAAATAAAGTTCAATATGCTTGAAGAAGAGAATATTAAGCCATTAGTTCGGCGCATGAAGGCTTGGTTGATGAATGGCAAGACACTATATTTTACAGATGATGATGTGTATCGAAAAATTAAACATGTTGTAGTAGGTGATATTGCAAATGAAATTGAAGAACATGGTGAGTTTGAAGTCGACTTTACGCTTGATCCGTTTGAGTATACAGAAGATGCAAACATAATGTTGAGTACTCCTGGATCAATTTATAATCCAGGTACAATGGAATCAACTCCAATGTTGTTCGTTGCTGGGAATGGTACATTTCGAATTTTTATTAATGATGTTTCTTTTCAGATTAAAGATGTAAATGGTTCTGTTGTAATAGATTCAGAATTATTAGAGGCATACAGTGGTACAGTATCAATGAATGATAAGATGATTGGTGGTTTTCCAGAATTCCAAATAGGAGAAAATAAAATAGAGTGGTCAGGTGCTATTCAATTTATTTCAATTCAACCAAGATGGAGATATAAATAATGATTACTTTATATAAACCAAATGAAACAGATTTTACACATAACGGAATTGGTGTTTTAGATAAACATATTTATAGTGCAACTGTTGAGGAAGAACTCAACGGTTTATTTGTTTTTAATTTTAATTACCCTTTATTTGCTCCATATGGAACGAAGATTGACGGAATGAGCATCATAAAAGTTCCTACTCCTGATGGGGATCAGTTATTTCGCGTGGTGACTCCTAAAGTGAGCATGGGGGAAATCAAAGCGGTTTGTTATCACATTTTTTATGATTTAACGGAAAACTTGATTGAAGATATATTTATACAGCCCACAAATGGTAGTGGGGCTATGGCTAGGTTATCATCAGGTTGTCAGTATAAGCATCCTTTTACTTTTTATTCTGACGTAATGAATATATCCACCGCACGTATTGTTCGAAAGAATCCAGTGGAAGCAATGTTGGATACGAGTCAAGATAACTCATTCGTGAATCGATGGGGCGGGGAATTAAAAAGAGACAACTTCGATGTTAAGATGCTGAAAAGCCGAGGAGCTAATCGTGGAGTAGTAATAAGACATAAAAAAGATTTGTTAGGTTATGAAGGAAGTGTGGACTGGAAAAGCCCTACTACCAGAATTATGCCGCAAGGGTTTGACGGATTGTTATTACCAGAAAAATATGTAGATAGTCCACTGATTAATAAATATCCACATCCGAGAATACGAGTGATTGAATTTAATCATATAAAAGCAGCTATTGGTAAAAATGCAAATGATGAAGACGCAGTACCTGTAGAAGAAGCATATAAAAGGTTACGTCAAGCCGCTAAAGCTATGTTTGATATTCAGATGGTAGATCAACCGAAAGCGACATATAAGGTTGAATTTCAAGAGTTATCTCAAACAGAGGAGTATAAAGAATATAAAATTTTGCAGCGTGTCTGGATGGGCGATATTGTTACAGTTAAACATGAGGAAGACGGTATTGATATTCAAGCAAAAGTCATTGCGTATAAATATGATCCGATTAAAAAGGAATATATCAATATAACCATTGGTAACTTTAAAGAATCTTTTACAGACATGGCGGGTAAAGTAGATCAAATTCAACAAGATTTATCAAATATGCCAGGATCTTTACTCGATGCAGCGAAAGAAAATGCAACAAAACTAATCAATTCAGGATTTGGTGGAAATGTTCGTGTATATCCAGACCGAATTCTAATTATGGACACAAAAAATGAAATGACAGCTTCAAAAGTGTGGCAGTGGAACATAAACGGATTAGGTTATTCATCAAACGGGGTAAATGGTCCGTATGAAATAGCAATGACAAAAGATGGGCGTATTGTTGCGGATTTTATTACAACTGGAGTATTGAATGGAAATTTGATTCAAGGCGGAGAAATAACAGGAACTACTCTTAGAACTGCCAATGATTCTAATTATGTCTCTATTTCCAGACAGTTTATTAGGCTAATGGAATCGTATATTACTCGGATTTTCATGGGCTATTATATAAATCAAAGTAATGTCATGCAACCCACTATTGTATTAGGTGGCAACAATGATATAACAGCAACGCAGGGTGCAGTGTTAGTTTACCAACTCGAAAGTTCTCCAAAGTCAGGAGGAATCGGAATATCGAATGGATACCTAAATGGTGATCCGACAAGAGTCTATTTTTCAGCGGCTCTTGCGTTTAATCAAAATGGACATGCGGAACTAAAAGCGGATCAAAGCCTAGAACTAGAGTCAAAAGAATCCTATGCTTCTTTGAGAAGCCAAAATAATCTTTTTCTAGAAAGTAGAACAGGTGGTGCTTATTTCACTGCAAAAGAAGGGTTTAATTTCCGCCAAAATGGAGATCGAATTGTGGATTTGAAGTTGACACCTGGTGGAGATAGTGACATCGTATTTCAGAACATCTTATTACGGAATAACAGAAATTATGAAAGTACCTATGTGCAAGTGAAAAGTGGAGGAGGTACTTATTTCAATGGTGTTTTAGCAGCAGATTTTAAAGTATCTTCTAAAAAGAAATATAAAACGAATATACGTGATATTAAATTTGATGCGTTAGAGAAGGTAATGGGCTGGGAAATTAAACAGTATAACCTTAAGACAGAAGTAGCCGAGTTGTATGATATGCGTATGAAACGTAAAGAAAGAGATCCAATCCTTACAACAAAGGATATTACAACTCATTATGGAATTGTACTTCCGGATGAATCAAAAGAAAATGGTGTTGGCATATATGGAATGATTTCGCAGACTGTAAAAGCATTTCAGGAGTATGTAACTAAAACAGATGCTAGAATCGAAGAATTAGAGCCGATAAAGCCTAAAGGAAATATAAAACACAGAAAAAAAGTAAAACGTCAAAGAAGACCGCCTAGACGCGTGAAAAGGAATAGTTAGAGAGAGGTGTAGTCATGCGAAATGAGGAAATTATTATAGATTTAGCAGATCCTGTGTTTACCAAAACAATTCGTTCGAGGCAAAATGATAAAAACGGATTGAAGATTACTGTAAATGTAAGAGAAAAGGGGCAACTTGTTGATTTAACAGGGTATGCAGTAAAGTACGAAGCGATTAATCAAGTCGGACTGTTCGTTCGGGATGATGCCCAAATAGTTGATGCAAAGAATGGTGTGTTTTCATATACGTTGTCCTCGCAAGCTGTTTCCACATCGGATGATTGGACAGCTTATTTTGTGATGGAAAAAAGTACAGAACGAATGAGTACACCAGACATTCGGATTACATTAAGACGGGATGTAAAAGAAGGTAATATTAAAATCGAAAACTATATTTCTGAGTTTGAGATTATTAAGAAAACGTTAGACGAGTTACAGCAGAAATTAAATGCTATGGATGTTGTTAAGAAAAGTGGCGATACGATGCCTGGCAACCTCTTGTTTGACAGGGCGGGTATAGCCAATACTAACAAAATAGCATTCTCTACGGCAGGAGTTGAAGAGCTCAACTTCTACCAAACAGGGGATGGTTATTACGGGATTAGGGATGTTAAAGGAAATCAAGGCGTTTGGGATTATAATTGTAACAATAAAACGTTTAATGTTTCCGCTAATACAAACCTTGTTAAGAAAGCTGGCGACATCATAAATGGATTACTTGAATTTAAGATTGATAACGCAATTGTGCTGGGAAGTCGTTCTTATAAGACAGTCATTCACAAAGGGGCGCAGGGAGAGCTGATTTTTGCCCCTTCTACAAAGGAACAGGGGGATACTTGGGATTGGTCCAAAAGAGTAGAATTTCGAACAGATGGAACAATTAGACAAGCAAATGATACAGGTTGGATTAACCTTCCTACAACTGGGGTAGAGAATGTTGCTAATAGAGATATGAAATATAAGAGAAGTGGTGAAAACATTAGTGTAATTGGTTCAGTTCGAAATCCTCAAAATGAGGCAGTATTCGCTACACTACCAGTTGGATTTAGACCTGTACAGCACATTGCTTTTCCAGCACTGGCATATGGATATACACCCGCAGTTTGTGAAGTTACAATAAAACCTGATGGGGGGATTTTCGTGAATGGTGTTCCGAGCGGGAGTACTGTTCATATTGCAATGAACTTTTTAATTTAGATATTACAGATTAAGCGTGCATAAGCAGGCTTTTTTATTTTGTATAAAATAGGGCTTTTATTTGGAAAGGAGTTGAACCAATGCCAGAGCAAAAACATGATGATTTTAAAGAGCTATTAGTAGGATTAACAAGGGTAGAAACAAAGTTAGACACACTTGGTAACGTTAAAGATGTTGCGATTGAAGCGCAGCAGTCAGCGAAAAGTGCTCATTTACGAATTGATCGATTAGATAAGTTAGTATTTTGGATTGGTACTACAGTAGTTGGAGCTATTATCACTGGTGGGATAATGGCTCTTTTTAAATTCGCAGGAAAGTGATCGTATATACGGTCACTTTTTTTTGAAAGGAGGTGAGAATATGAAAAATCTTGATGTAGCATCAATTAGTCGCTATGTCGTATTGGTGATTGCTGTGATTAATAGTGTCTTAAATCTTGTCGGATACCAAACGATTGATGACAAAATCACAAACGATTTAGTAGCTGTAATTACAGGTGCATTCACTTTGTATATGGCGTGGAAGAACAATTATTTGAGCAATAAGGGACTACAACAAAAAGATGTATTAGAAAAAAATAACTTACACTAAAAGGAGATGTTCAATAATGGGACACGTTGTAGATATTTCAAAATGGAATAGTAATATTAACTGGCCTGTGGCAAAACAATACATTGATTTCATCATCGCTCGTGTACAAGATGGTTCGAATTATGTAGATCCATTATATAAGGGATATGTACAAGCTATGAAGCAACATGGTATTCCTTTTGGTAACTATGCATTCTGTCGTTTCGTTTCTGAGAATGACGCACGTGTAGAAGCTCGAGACTTCTGGAATCGTGGAGATAAGAGCGCAACAGTCTGGGTGGCTGATGTAGAAATGAAAACCATGGATGATATGCGAGCAGGTACACAGGCTTTTATCGATGAATTACGTCGATTAGGTGCTAAGAAAGTTGGTTTATATGTTGGTCATCATATGTATGCTCCATTCGGAATGGTAAATGTAAAATCTGACTTTGTATGGATTCCTCGTTATGGTGGGAATAGACCAGCTTATCCATGTGATATCTGGCAATACACTGAAACAGGAAATGTACCTGGTATTGGAAAGTGTGATTTGAATGAATTAATTGGAAGCAAGTCGTTAGATTGGTTTACAAATAAATCGTATAAAGAAGAAGGAGTGGAGATTATCGTGAACAAACATAATAAGGTGGTTTCTTATGAATTTGGTGTAAATTTAATTCCCGAAATGATTCAAATGATGGATAAGCTTGGATACACTTCAAAAATTGTTTCCCGAGGAGATCGTCAGGGGCTTGTTTATTTCGAGTCGGATTATCGTCAAGGTAGCGAGCTAGATAAAGCAACAGCATGGTTAGATGCTAAAGGATTAAATTATTACTATACAAAAGAATAATTTGGTGAGAAATAAAGTGCATAATAATAGCAAAGGTAAAGCATACTATGTAACAGCAAATGAAGCCTGTGTGTATGTAAAGTAATTAAAAAGCTGACAATAATTAGTCAGCTTTTTAATTACTATAATCTAGTATTTATCAGTCCGAAAGGCATGTTCTTTGCCTTTAAGTTGGTACTGAAAATCTTACCAATGTTTCTTTTTACAATGGCAACAAATAAAGAAACAGTTACAACGACACTTATTTCGATTGAACTTCCAATCATCATCACAATGGTGCTTGTCTTTAGATTTCCACCAATCGTCATCACAATGGCGCTTATCTTTAGATTTCCACCAATCATCACAACAATGATTTTTCTTAGAACTCCAGCAATCATTATTCCAGGACAT